AGTTCAAAGATAGGCGAAATCTCTTACGGCTTCGCTAGTCAAAAGTTTTCAGGTGGCGGCTCAACCCGTGACCTATGGGCAGGATTTGAATTCGGCTCAAATAAGTACAAGCAGTTCCCTAACCGTACGCCTAACCGCGGACGTGGTAACTCAGGCTATTTCATCTACCCAACCTTGCGTGAAATTCAGCCACAATTAATTGCCCAATGGGAAAACGCGTTTAGCAGGATTCTGAAGGAGTATGACTAATGGCAGGCAGTAGAACCCTTAAGTTATCCATCCTTGCAGACGTAGATGATTTAAAGAAAAGTTTAACTGCAGGCACTAAGGATGTTGAAACATTCGGCGACAAGATTTCCAAAGTTGGAAAGATAGCCGCTGCCGCTTTTGTGGCTGCCGCTGCAGCCGCTGGCGCTTACGCAGTCAAAATAGGCATAGACGGCGTTAAAGCCGCTATTGAAGACGAGAAGGCACAAACACAGTTAGCCCTAGCACTCAAAAACGCTACAGGCGCTACCGTGGCTCAGATTAAGGCTACTGAGGAATCTATCCTCCAAATGTCTTTGGCCACTGGCGTAGCAGATGACAAACTGCGCCCAGCGCTTCAGCGCCTCTCACTATCCACTGGGGATTTAGGCAAGGCCCAGCAACTACTTAATCTTGCTTTAGATATTTCAACTGCTACAGGCAAGCCACTAGAAGCAGTAGCCAACAGCCTGGGTAAAGCCTATGACGGTAACACCACAGCGTTAGGCAAACTCGGACTCGGTTTATCTGCAGCCGAACTCAAGGCCATGTCATTTACTCAAGTTCAGGAAAGACTGAGCGAACTCTTTGGAGGCGCTGCCGCCGCAAACGCTGAGACTTATTCAGGCCGCCTTGCCCGCATGCAGGTCGCATTTGATGAAGTCAAAGAGACTATCGGTTTTGCGCTATTGCCTATTCTTGAAAAGGCTATGCGTTTCATTAACACCTATGCCCAGCCCGTAATTGAAGCCATGACTAACGGCCTAGACTCCAAGAGCGGATTAGGTGCGGGGCTTAGCAACGTAGCGAATATCCTTAAGAATATCTTCCTTCCGATTTGGGAAGGCCTGGTTTATCTATTCAGAGAAATCAGAGAATCAATCAGCAATAACCAGGAAGCATTTACTAAGTTCGGCAAACTAATTGCCGAATATGTAGCCCCAGTTATCGGCACAGTCTTAGGTGGAGCGCTTAAGGTAGTAGGCGAAATCGCTGGCGGCGTTTTAACCATCATTGGCAAGGTTGCGGGATTCATTACCGACGTAGTGGAGACTGCAATTAAAGGCGTGAATGTCTTAATCCAGGCATATAACAAAATTCCACTGCTACCAAATATCCCAACTATTAACACTGGCAGTGTGCCACAGGTCACAGTGCCTAAGGTATCGGGTACAGCATCGGCTCCATCTTTTAGTGTGCCACAAATTTCTCAGCCATCCTCGAGCGGAGCAAGCGCAGCATCGGCAAGCGCTGCAGGTGCATCCTCAAGCGTTGCAAGCACTGCAGGCATGGGCTACGCATCTCCAACTATGAACTATGACCCTTTAACTGGCAAAGCCTCTTTAACGCCTTATAACCCGCTTAGTGGCATGGTCACAATATCTCCAACCATAAACATAGGCGTAGCGGGCGACCCTGAAGGCGTAGCGCGTACAGTGGTGGACGTTATTAATGATTCTTATTACCGTGGCGGATTGGGAGCGTTGGCTTACAAGTTATGACCCAATGGACCCCTGAGTGGAATCTGACCATTAATGGCGGAGGCAACTACACAAACCTAACCCTAAGTAATCTCACTATTACTTCAGGTCGCACGAACATCTATAGCCAACCCCGCTCAGGTTACTGCTCAGTAGAAATTATTAACCTAGACGAATCTCCAATAGTTATTGACTTAAATGACGCGGTAAATATCCAGGTTAAAGATTCAACTGGCACATTTGTTAATCTCTTTGGCGGGACAGTTACCGACTTGCAGGTGGAAGTGATTTCTACGGGTACTGGCGGAATTAACGAAGTGATACGCGTCACAGCGTTAGGAGCGTTAGCGAAACTTACTAAGACTCTTACAGATGGAGTTTTGTCTAAGGATTTTGACGGCGACCAAATCTACACAATTCTGAGCCAGGCTTTGTTTAATACCTGGAATGAAGTCCCGGCCGCTACTACCTGGGCTACCTATGATGCTACAACCACTTGGGCTAATGCTGAGAATTCAGGCTTAGGCTCTATTGACCAGCCAGGTAATTACGAACTTACAGCCCGCTCTTCTTCAACTATTGACATGTATTCTCTTGTGGCAAACCTTGCTACTTCAGGCCTGGGCTATCTTTACGAAGATGCACAAGGCCGCATAGGTTACGCAGACTCAACCCATCGCAGCCAGTACCTAGCCGCAAACGGTTATGTCCAACTTACAGGCAACCATGCCCTAGCCCGTGGCATTAGAACCATTAGACGTACTGGCGACCTGCGTAACACGGTTACTATTGAATATAAGGCCAATGCCCAGGAATCGGCTACTAGCGCTGAATCTGTAGCGCTTTATGGCCCACAGGCCGAAGTAATTCAAACCAGCCTAGAAAACCAGGCAGACGCTTTAGCCCAGGCAGAATTCTATCTAGGTATCCGAGCCTTTCCTCAAGACGTTTTTGAGTCAATTACCTTTTCATTAGCAAACCCTGAAATAGATGACTCAGACCGCGACCATCTTTTAAACGTCTTTATGGGCCAGCCCCTAGATATTACAGACCTGCCGCTAAATATGGTTAATGGACGCTTTCAAGGCTTTGTAGAAGGCTGGACATTTAGAGCAGGCTTTAACCGACTAGATTTAAGCCTCAACGTTTCCCCTACTGCGTTTTCTCTACAATCCATGAAATGGGAAGACGTAAACGCAATGGAAACCTGGAATACACTTAGCAACATTTTGGACTGGAATAACGCTACAATAGTAGCCTGATAAGGAGCAAATATGGCAACGACAACAAATTTTAACTGGGAAACCCCAGACGATACTGACCTGGTCAAAGATGGCGCTGCCGCCATTCGCACCGCTTTAAATGGCGTAGATACTTCTTTCGTAGATTTAAAAGGCGGGACGTCGGGGCAGGTATTATCGAAGGCTTCAAACACAGATTTAGATTTTACTTGGGTAGCGCAAGACGATTCTAATGCTATTCAAAACGCAATCGTTGACGCTAAGGGAGATATTATTGCTGCGACTGCAGCGGATACTCCAGCGCGTTTAGCAGTAGGTACAAATGGGCAGGTTCTTACTGCTGATTCATCGGCTGCTACGGGTGTTAAATGGGCAACACCTTCAGGTGGCGATTCAGGACCGTCATTTTCTGCTTATCTAAGTTCTGGTCAATCAGTAAGCGTTGGTACATTTACCAAAGTGCAAGCAAATACGGAAGATTGGGACACTAACACTGCTTACGATACAAGCAATTACCGTTTTACACCGCAGACCGCGGGTTATTATGTAGTAAGCGTAAATGGTTATGTAAGCCTCGGGTCGCCTGATGACAGCGGAATTATGCACCTGTATAAGAACGGGTCAGGTTATAAATATGTGGCAGGAATGATGAAACCTTATGGCGGCAATAGCGGTTATTATGGAGGTTCATGTCAAGTTTATTTAAACGGTTCAACCGATTATATCGAAATGTACGCTTACTTTACTAACGCTAGCCGAACAATACCTTCAGGTTCATCGGCTTTTCAATTCGCCGCTTCATTAGTTAGGACTGCATAATGTCATTATTTGAAAAAGTATTATCCGCATATCCTGAATTGGCTGAAAACAAAGACGTTTTTGTAGATGGCACAATTCGACTTCAAAATGATTCAGATGGTACTGGCGATTACATTGCCGCTTGGAATTATTCGCAGCCAATTCCTGAATCATTAAGCGAGTACGACCGCACCAATGCCTAAACTTTGCAAGGCTGGAGTTCAATTCCGTGAGCAACTGGACGACTGCTTCCCACAGAGACTGCGTGATAGTGACGGCTGGATTGCCGACGCTCGGCACGTTGCTGGCGGTAAGTCTGACCACATACCAAATGCAGACGGATGGGTTCTTGCCCTGGACATTGACCGAGACTTGGCAGGTAAATCAAAACCTGACCTTATGCCATATCTTGCAAATCAGGTTCGTCTCGCTGGGCGAACAGACAAAAGAATTAAATACGTCATCTTCAATAAAAAGATTGCCAGCGCGAAGACGCTATGGCGTTTCATTCCGTATCGCGGAGCGAATCCTCATACCAGCCATTTGCACATTAGTTTTTCTAAAAAAGGTGAGACGGACGGCTCATTCTTCAAAAACATCCCAATGATAGGCGGCGAATAATGAATATGAAAAACCCTTACTTCCTAACGGCTGGCGCTTTCCTCTCAGCATGGGCAGCGTCAAACTTTGCACTCGATTATCGCTCAGTACTATGGGCCTTACTTGCTGGCGTCTTTGGTTATGCCACCCCTAAGAAGTGACGGCGCAAGACATAGCGGGTGTTGCAGTTGCTGCGACGACCGTTATTGGTTCATTTATTGGCTCAGTGCGCTGGTTAGTAAAGCACTACCTAGCCGAACTCAAGCCGAATAGCGGCTCCTCAATAAAAGACCAGGTTAATCGTCTAGAAGCGCGTGTCGATACCATAATCGAGATGCTAGGAAGGTAACACTTATCCTATGGCTAAGAAGAAGGTTATAGACCTAGACACTTACAACGCATTAGATGCCTGGGCCATTGGTTTACATGAAATGTATCGCGCACTGCGCCGCGCTGGTTTTGGCGTTGATATTGCACTAGGAATTATTATGGAGCGCGACGCCTACCCTGACTGGATTTTGCCTAGCCTGCCTAATCGCATAGACAATATCCCTTACGAAGATGAGGAAGACGATTAAAAAAATAGTAATTCTCAGTGACCTTCAGGTCCCGTACGAAGATACTCACGTCGTCCGCAATATATCTAAATTCCTGGCTACCTTTAAGGCTGACCAGGTAGTGACAATTGGTGATGAGATTGACTTTCAGACTATTAGCAAATTTTCAGAAGGTACGCCAGGCGCTTACGAGCAGACCCTGGGCGATGACAGGGACCGCTGCGTTGAGTTGCTTTGGGACTTAGGCGTTACCGACTGCATTAGGTCCAATCACACAGACCGACTCTATAACGTCATTATGAAGAAGATTCCTAGTTTCCTATCATTGCCTGAGTTACGCTTTGAAAAGTTTATGAAGTTTGATGAACTAGGCATAACCTTCCACAAAAAGCCAATGCCCCTAGCGCCAGGCTGGTTCGCAGTTCACGGGGACCATACCCCTATTAAGCCAATGGGCGGGGCCAGCGCTATGGAAGCAGCCCGCCGCATGGGGGTCAATATCGTCTCAGGCCATACCCACAGAGCGGGCCGCCAATCCTTCTCAGAGGCCATAGGAGGCCGAATGGGGCGGGTATTACATGGGGTTGAAGTGGGAAATCTCATGGATTTTCGCTTGGCTGCATACACCCGTGGGACGGCTAATTGGCAGCAGTGTTTTGCCATCATGTACGTCAAAGGTAAGAATGTCCAAATTGACCTGATTTACATAGAAAAAAATGGCACGTTTATCGTAAACGGGAAAGTCTATGGACGCCCCCGCTAGCATCGCAATCCCCTATATGGAGGATGAAGACCCATCTCAAATCGTTATCATTTCGTTATCAAAAAAGGGTGGCTGCCGCTGGCGGCTCATGTAATGTTCTCTATGTAGGCGCAGGGAGCGCCTCAAAGGGAGCAAAATGTCAATAGCACAATTGATAACTTTAGCCTTAGTTTTCTTGGCCTTTTATCTAGGCTACAAAACGGGCCATAATGATGGTTACGTCAAGGGACGCATAGCAGTTCGCCGCCACTACGAAGCGAAGGCGAGCAAATGAAAGCAAATGAAATCCTACTCACAGCAACTGACATTATCGGAGAGCGCGGACGGTTTTATGGTCACCCTAAGATTAACCAGGGTCGAATTGCTGGCCGACTCACCCAGTTGTTTGAAATTGAAGTTAAAGATTACGACGCATGCTTGGCGATGGTCGAAATTAAACTCTCAAGAATCCAGGAAACAAAGACCCATATTGACTCATATTTAGACGCTATTGCCTACCTGGCTTTGGCCTGCGAACTCGCTACAGAAGAGGATGAACTCTATGTTTAATTTGGAAGATTATGAAGATGTGGCCACGTTAAACCGCTGGTTCATTGAGAACTACCCAATGGGCAGGTCAAACCTTGTTACTGAATTCCATGACCCTGATAAGGGATTTGTAAGAGTCAGAGCAGAGATTTACAGAGATTCTGCAGATACATGGCCAGCGGTAACAAACGTAGCCTACGGAGCCCGGGATTTATATAACCGCAACATGGCTCGCTATTATGTAGAAGACACGGCCACGTCCGCTTTGGGACGCGCCATTATCTTGCTAAAAGGCTCACAGAAGACTGCAACCCGTGAAAGCATGGAAGAAGTAGTTAAGACTCAAAGCATCGTTGCAGAGACAAAAGCAAAGATGGCTCAGACTTCAAAAGAATATGTTCCTGTACCAAAGGAGGATGACCCGTGGACGATACGACCAGGCGAGCCTGTTCAGACTATGGAAGGAGCAGTCGAGATGGTGAAATCCGCACTTGGTGGCACAACGGACAAGGATATACAGCGTTGCAAGCATGGCGACATGATTTGGAAAACTGGGGTCTCGAAGACTGGTAACAAACCCTGGGGCCATTGGCGCTGCGTCAATCAAGTAACCGCTGGGATGCCAGGGGCAGACACTGACAAGTGCGACCCAATTTGGTACGAGATTGCAAAGGATGGCACATGGCAACCGAGAGCCCGTTAAAGTCAGATTTCGATTTAGACTTTCGCTTTGGCTCAGAAGGTGAGCAGTTAGTAAATGACCTTCTAACTCAAGGCAAAACAGTTGAAGTTAAACGCGACCGCAAATGGGTAGATACAGGCAATTTATACGTCGAATATGAATGTTGGTATAACAATTCTCAATCCTGGGAGTTGTCAGGCATAAGCGTAAGCAAAGCAGCCTACTGGGCCTTTGTGCTTGAGGAGTCAGTCATATTTGTGCCACGTTATCATGTTGATTGGGCTTGTCGAATGTATGGCAGACCTATCACTTGCAAGATTGAACCAAATAATTCCCGTGGTTTCCTAATTACACCCGACCATTTACTCATGGCTGCTCAGGAGTTAATCTAATGGGACACATACAGTTTATGAATCAGGATGGTGAATGGGAATCATTTCCAACACCTGAAGAAGAAGCGAATCTAAGAGAAAACGCTGCAGCCTTAGAAGAGTTAGGTTATAAGTTAATCTGCCAATTATGTAATCAAGCGCCTAACTGGAATCAAATCAGGCAGCGCTGGATTATGAAAGAGTGGAAGTGCAATAACTGCCACACAATAAATTCCGCTGGAAAGGCATAGCCACTAACTATGTCTCAAAGTAGGAAATACCGCGGCTTTAAAACTGAAAGGGTCGTCGCTGAATACCTTTCGCAGTGGTGGCCAGGGGCCACAGTTGGTCGCGGTGCGGGCAAAGATATAGTGAACATCCCTATAGATATTGAGGTCAAAGCAAGAGCCTCATTTAGCCCGATGGAGTGGTTGCGCCAGGTCAAGAAGCGCACGGAGAAGACTGGGGAGTTATCTCTAGTGTGTGTGAGAATGAATGGGCAAGGGGATTCGTCACCAGCGGAGTATCTTGCATTTCTTCCATTCGGTGACCTGGTGCAATTACTTCTCAAAGCAGGTTACGGACAAATCCAGGGTGATTCGGTAAACTTAGTCCCTACACGCTGCAACCAGTGCGGCTCATGGATGATAGAAGGCGCAACATGCACCACCTGCGAAAGACCAAATAATGCCAATTTATGAATTTCAATGCTCGAATGATGATTGCGAAGCCAATCTCAGATACGAGAAGGAGTTAAGTATCCATGAACCACATAAAGTTATTTGCCAGTTTTGCCATAATCCAATGCAGAAGATTTACTCAGTCCCAGGTATCTCGTTTAAAGGTCAAGGGTTCTACTCTACCGATTCTAAATAAATATGAACGCGCTATGCGTAAGGCAGAAAAACGACACGCCGCTCTGACCTGCGGTTATGTAAATGGATTTGACACGCCTGGTACTCTCGGGCGAGAGCCCTTCAGGGGCTCACCGCGGGCCGCTATGCGGCTAGCCCGCGGGGTCGTCCTCGTTATTGGGATATCTCTATGCTTACCTATGGTTGAAGCAGATGGAGGCTCAATAAATGCCATTAATCCAAAAGATTATGTAAGAAGCATCATGCCTAAGCATGAGGCTATTTGCCTATCAAGGCTTATAGGTAAAGAGAGTGCTTGGAATCATCAAGCAATAGGAAATCTAAGTAGTCCTAGTAAGAGTTATACATATGGTTTGCTTCAATTGAAGAATCCTTTAGTTAAGGATAAAAGCCCTATTGAACAGATACACTATGGACTTAGATATATCAGTCATAGATATGAAGGCTCTACATGCAAAGCATGGGAGCACTGGCAACGTAAAGGATGGCACTAATGAGTATTATCTGTAGGCTCTTAGGTCATCGCATAGTCATAGTAAGAGATGATGAATATGGCACTTATGTCTATTGCAAGAGATGTAAGAGGCAGTTCAAATGAGAGGCAAACTATGTTGGCTCTTAGGACATAAGTACTGCTCATTCCATGAGCAAGGCATTCATTACGCATTTTGTGTTCACTGCTATAAGAGTCACTATGTCAAAGCGTAGCGCGTTAAGAAGTAATGGTTCAACTACTCAATGGAGGAAGTTAAGGCAGATAGTCATTAGGCGTGATGCTGGCACATGCCAGGCATGCGGCCAACCAGGTGAACATGTTGACCATGTAATACCTAGAAGGCTAGGTGGTACTGATGAACTCTCTAATCTACAGTTACTATGTCGCACGTGTAATCTAAGCAAGGGGGGCAGGTTTTTTAGTACGCCGAAAACACCCATGACCCCTCATGTTCTTAATACCCCTGAAAACGGCTCTATAGCCCACTACAGCCCCGAAAACGACTAGACTAGATTCATATGACCTTAGACGCCTCAAATAGCCCCCAATCGCCCATACAGGGGGTTTTGGAGCCTCGTATTTGGACTCAATCCCCTGATTTACCCAGTCTAGGCATAGATTTCATGGAGTTTTGCGAGTCAATCGGCTTCCCTTTACTACCCTGGCAACAGTGGCTGGCTCACGAAATTTGCAAAGTGACAGAGGATGACAAGTTTTATTTCAAGGAAGTAGGCGTCATTATCAGCCGCCAAAACGGCAAATCTACCTTCATGCAGTTGATGATTTTGTGGCGAATGTTTGCCCTAAACCAAAAACTACAGGTCCACACAGCCCACAAATTGACTACTTCCTCTGAAATCTTTTGGAAGATAGATGACGTCATTAATTCTTACTCCCATTTGGTAGATAGATTCCTCAAGAAGTACGAAACCAAAGGTTCCCAGGAAATCAAGTTAAAAACAGGCGAGAGATACCTAGTAAGAGCCAATAACTCGGCCGCCCGCGGTATCGCAGCGCCTGACACGGTTTACATGGACGAAGTCCGTGAGTTCAAGGATGATGAAGTGTGGTCATCCCTTCGGTTTACTCAAATGTCTAACCCCAATCCTCAGACCATCATCTTCAGCAACGCAGGGGACCAGCACTCGGTAATCCTGAACCGCCTGCGCGAAAGAGGCCTTGCTGCAGCGGCTGGCAATAACGACCGCATAGGATGGTTTGAATGGAGCGCTGAAGAAGGCTGCGCTATTCGCTTACCTAATGGGGAGCCAAACTGGGAAGCCTTTGCCCAGGCAAATCCGAGCCTCGGCTACACAATGTCACCTGATAACTTTGCTGCGGCGCTTGAAGATGATGAAAGCATCATCCGCACAGAGTTGCTTTGTCAGTGGGTTTCAGTAATCAATCCAGCCATCAACCCTACGAACTGGAAAGCAGGCGCAGTAGATGGCCTGAAGTTAGATAGGGAAGCAGAAACCTGGATGGCAATTGATTTGTCACCGAATCGCCAGGAAGCCGCGTTAATCGCAGGCCAGCGTGAAGGAGATAACATAAACGTGGTCTTACTTCAAACCTGGACCAACCCAGTAAACCTGGACGCAAAGCAAATTGCCAATGACATAGCCGACTGGGTGCGGAAGTTTCCAACTCAAACGATTGCTTACTCCAGGCAGACTTCAGGCGCGGTGGCGGCGCTCTTCGCCCCTGCAGGAATTAACACCACCCCGATAGACGGGGCCTTGTACGGCCAGGCGTGTGATGAAATGCTTTCGGCGATTACTTCAGGCAGATTACGTCATCCAAACCAGGATGAGTTCAATCGCCAGGTGCTATCGGCAGTCAAACTTCCTTTTAAGGATGGTGGATGGTATCTAGGCCGCAAGGTTTCCAACGCCACGATTTGCGCAGCGGTCGCTATGGCTATGGTTTGCCATTTTGCGACACCGCCTGAAACTGAAGTAGATATAGTCATCATGTGACACAGTTCTCATGTATAATTTGCACTAATGGGACTCTTTGATATTTTTCGCGCATCTAATCCAACGCCTGAAATCGTGGATGTAGAAGCCGCGCTGCAACCTTTCAATGTTCAATATCCTTACGGGGTTATGAACGCCACTACTATCGTGGCTAATCCAATCGAGGCTATGAGCGTACCTTCAGTGGCTCGCGCCAAAGGAATCATCTGCTCAACCGTGGCCAGTTTGCCAAAAGAGCAATATATTAAAAGCACAGGCCAACACTTAGAGCCAAACCGATGCATCAACCAACCCGACGCAAGAATTTCAGGCGCGGTAGTTTATTCATGGCTTTCATTTGATATTTGGGCACGCGGAGCAGGCTACGGTGTTGTTAATGCAGTTTATGCAGATGGTCGCATCCAGGATTGGTCTTATGTTGCATTTGACCGCGTAAGTCCACAGTTTAATAGCAACATGACCGAGATTATTGGTTACATGATTGACGGCAAAGCAGTACCGCTATCAGGTGTCGGTTCAATTATCTATTTCCCGGGATTAGACGAAGGATTCTTCAACCGCGCAGGTCGCACAA